TGTAGCGTTCGCCCAAGTTTCGCTTGTCTTAGCAGCGTCACCTTGCATAAAAGCAAGTTGTTTAGTTATAAGCCCTATTCTAAGAGCAACCTTTTCCTGTTGATTCATAGCTTCTACTGATTTTGTAATACCCTCTTCAAGTGCATACGCCTGCATAGAAGCCTCTGTAACGTCTGCCCCATATTTTCTTATAGGTCTAGTTGAAACACCCATAATAGCACTCTGTAAGGCTGTAAACGCCTCTTCTGGTTTGGTATTTCTAAACGAACTCATATCTTGAGATAATTCAACTAACGATTGAGAAAAGTCTCGAACTTCATCTGAATCAAAACCTATAGCTCTTAATCCAGCACCTGCTGTACCCGCAAATTCTTTCAAATCTAATGCTGACCTATTTATATTTTTAGATAAATCTTCTGACCATTTATCTATCGTGTCTGAACTATCCTCAAACGTAACATCAATTACATTTTGTAGTTCTTGTGCTTCACTCGCTAGATTTACCATAGCCAAACCAGCTATACCAGCAGCACCACTTATGCTAGCGAAGGCTTCTATTGCAAATCTATTTAAAGATTTAAAACCGTCTTGCACTTTTTCTAAAGAACTATTAGTAGTATTGCTCCAAGTTTTAGTTTTGCTTCCAACACCATCAATATGACTTCCAAAAGTCTGTACCTTAGCCGTTGTCCTCGCTAGAACTCTATTTATTTTGCTGTCATCAGCACCTATTTGTATAAACAATTCTCCTAAGTTTAACCCTCTAGCCATAGGAGACCTCCTTTTTTTAAAAAAAGCGGTAAAATTTAATCTACCGCTTCTTTTTTTGCTTTTCCATTTCTGCTTTTTCACGTTCGTATTTCAAACTGAAAAACGCACTCAATTTTTTGTATTGTTCCCAACTCATATTATTTATCCATTCTTCTGGATATCCGCCAGCTTTACTTTCAAACCAGTACAAATACAGATTATAAGTTAAATTATCTTTCTTTAAGACTTTTTTTCCTCATCAACTGCACCAGTTACAAATTTAGTAAACGCTGTCAATACTTCACTATGTAAAGGTGTCCATCTTTTCATTAAGCTGTCTCTATTACCAACTGTGAAAACAGGCTTCCCAACTTTTCCATCTTCTTCTTTTTCAAACAATTTATTCAACATATAATCAATGATGTATAATTCTATATCGTCTGATTTGCCTTTCAAAATTCCTGATTCTTTTATATCTTTTACATCTGGATTCTTCATATATATTACTGGGAATCCATCTAAAGATATTTCTGAATATTCTTTTACATCTGCTTCTTTTTCCATAAAACATTGATAAAAACTTTTATTTGCCATTTTTTCTTCCTTTCTATTCTGGTTCATATTCAACTGGATAAGCTGCTGTCCAGTTTATGTCGATTTCGTTTGGATTTTCTACATCGAATGTTTTATCATTTGTGTCCAATAAACATTCAATATAAGTTACCGCTGTTTCGTTCACGTCTGGTTGATATTCTAATATTACTGATTGTTTACTTTTCATAGTAGCTTCAAAATCGCTTGTAGTATCTGTAAATCCACCAAAACTACCTGTAGCATCAACAATATTAGCAAGTCTTCTCCTGCTAGCGTTCACGCCTGCTGCTACATCTGTTGCTGCTGTTTTAAAGTTAGTTACGTCTTGAAGTTCTATGCTCTCATTTATATTACCTCGTTTTGTCCAACCTATAATTGAACTAGGTCTGTATGTACCTGATACCGTTATTGCTCCTGTAGGTGTATAAGTGCTAACAAATATTATCTGTCCTGTAAGATATTGAATACCTGATATATTAATCGAAGGTACTGCCGAACCGCCATCTTTTACGGTTACAGTTTCATCTCTATCCCACCTTATTTTATCTCTATCGGTTATCTTATAAGTTTTACCACTTACAAGAGTACAAGCCTCATCTGTGAATGTTACACCAGTACCAGCTACTCTTATTCTAGCATTTTTACCTGCTGTTGCCATTATTCTATCACCTCGCTATACATCTCAATTTTAAAAGGTGTATCTTCACTGTTTGGATTATCTAATTCAAAATTTGTATCATTGCTTTCTAAAAGTATTTTACAGGTTATATATGTATTTGGATGATTTATAATATCGAAGTATAACCTAAAATATAAACCATCTCCACTTTTTAGTATTTCTTCAAATCCGTTTGTCTTCTCATAAAAACCACCAAAACTACCAGTCCTATCAACTAACTGCATCATTCTTACTCTCGAATCTCCAATAGTGTCTATTGTACCCCAAGTTGTAATATCTGCTAAATCAGCACTTTCATTTATTGTAGCTGTTTTAACTGAAACTAATTTAGAAAAAGGTATATATTCACTCGATACATATATAGTGCCTGTAGGTATATAAGTTGATTTAAAAGTTATCCTACCACCTAAAAAGTTTATATATTCTATATTAGCTGGGTCAACTCTATCACTAGAAGTTGTACCACCATCATATACAAATAAATAGGGTACTTTATCCGCGTAAGTTTCAAAAGGTAAGTCTTGATAAGAATATCCTTTGCTATCCATATAACTGTAAGTAGGATATACGTCAGGTGTTTTCCAAATACTTTTATCTGCGTTTATTGCTGTTAATTTGTAGGTTTTACCGCTTACCAACTCCATAGGTAAAGGCGAAAAAGGCACAGGAGAGCCACCTACATCAACATATAGCCTTACATTTGCTCCTGGTTGTGCCATTTCAAATCACCTCTTATAAAGTGTAAGTTTCGTCTGTTGTTGTTGTATCTACCGGTCCGTTACCTTGAACAGTTACGTCCAATGTGTTTGGATTTTCTACATCAAAGTTTCTATCTCTTGATTCAACTATACCTTTGTATGTACCGATTATTGTAGCATAAGGCTCATCTACTGCTATACTAGCCGATTTTGCTACGTTTACAGAAATGCTTATATATACTTCTGCACCTGGTACTAGCATATTTTGTCCTGCATCTGTTGTGTCTAAATCTCCGCTTAAAGAAATTGAACTATCAAATAATTGAGCCAATCTTCTTCTTGCTGCTGTTACACCTGCTGCTACGTCTTCTGCTGTTGTTAAAAAACAAGTTATATCTGCTAAATCCACATTCTCGCTTGGATTCACGCTTTTTAAACAAGTTTCTTTGAATCCTGTATCTGCTGATGTACTAATTAGTACCTTTGTTTGTAATCCTGCATCTGCCATTATTTATTACCTCCTATTATACTTCTTGTGAGTTTAATTCAAATACGTTCGCATCGTATTCTATTCTTGTTGCTCCCTCTGCTTCTATTTCTACTAAATAATTTTTACTGTTATTTAAAACCGTGTTTCCTATAGCTCCACCAATACCAGAAATAGTAACATTTCCTTGACTTGTAGAAAAAGCAGCATGTTCCCTAATAAGTGTACCTTTATCGCTACCTGTAGCTCCAGTTGTTACTACAAAGTTTGGCGTATCAGTAAAATTTCTATTTGCATTTCTAGGTGTTACTGATGTACCACCTGTATAATCTGTGTCTTCATATACTCTAATTATAGCTGTTTCTTCGCTAGATTTAAGTACAAAAGGCAATATGAACATCGCATTTGCTTCTGGTACATTAGAATTATCAACTAAGAAATTAACTGACCCAGCACCAGCAAAAGTTTCTATAGCATTAAAAATATAACTGTTGCCTCTCACTGTATTATCATCCGAGTAAGATGTTGTAACTAATCCATCTGCTGAACTAGAAAAAGCATTTGCTATATTTCTCCACTTCCCATCTTCGCCTGCGAATCTACCTGGATTCGGTTGTACTCTTTCAAATTGCTCTTGTCCACCATAATTATCTAAATTTCCTTCGTTCACTTTTATAATCACCCCATTTATTAAATCGAGATAAGTTATACTGTTTATTTGACTGTATCTTATATCTCCCATATCTTTATAGGTTGGATTTTTCAAATACATATTATCACGTCCTATTATACCAAGCCTCTATCTCAGCTATCCAGATATATCTATTTTGTTCATCTATTCTATCTTGCTCAAATCCATATTTAAAAACCACATCTTTATATGAGCCTATATTAGCCGATTGTAGAGCGTCATAAATCTGCTCACACAAATCTTCAATGTTTTCATTTGAAGCGTTTATATCGCCTCTTACAAGGATTGAAGCCGATTTATATCTTACTTCGTTACACGCTCCAAAACTTCTTGAGGCTCTTCTTGGTCTTGAACTGTAAATACAAACTATATTACTTGGCAAGCTGTCATTGTCTAGCATTTGAACGTTATAAAAAAGATTGTTGTTAGGTTGTGTAGGGTCTGTACTTGTAGAAACTAACCTTAAACTTGATATTTGTTGGTCTAAGTATGTTGCTATATCTTTTGGAAAATTCACTCCTGCCATTTATCTACCTCTTTTTTAAAGTTCTTATTAAATCTGCTTTCATATGTTGTTGCATTTTTCTAGTAATATAACTTAATTCTTCATCAAGTGCTTGTTCTAAAAAAGGTTCTGCTTTGTGTCCTTTGTTTGCCAATTTATAAGATACTAACATAGCAAAACTTTCAGCTTCTTCATCAACTAAACCTACTTTTCTTTCTACCCATTCAAGTATAGGTTGAAAAGGTGGTAAGGCTTGACCGTTCCATCCTTCGTGTTGATACACTGCGTATTCTTCTTTATATCCTACTTCAACTATTGTTCTAAACAAACCTTGCATTCCTGTAGAAACATAAGAGCTACCTAACAAATCGCCTTTATCAACTAACTTAGCTCCGATTATATTTTCTTGAGACTTAGCTCTTATACCTTCGCCTATAGCTTTTAAGGCTCTTCTTTTGCTTATTCTTATATCTTTAGCAAGTTTGTCTATCTGTTTGTTTAAATCTTCTATTCCTTTTACTTTTATCTGCTTAGGTACAAACATTTTCTACACCCAACATTCGTATAAGTAGTTTTCATAGCCTATTTCTGGTGTCTTTCTATCAGCTTTAACTATCAAAGGTTTGTCTCCTAAAGATACACCGTTTATAGAAAGTATAGCACTATTTTCTGGTATATAAGTTTCATAGGTTATAATATGTGTTTTAGATTTTATTTCTATGCCTTTATTATTTATAGTCTCAAAGAAACCATCTTCAATTCTGCATTTGTTTATAGTTACTGTACTTGCATAAGTAGATCCACTTCCTGAGAATGTTTTACCTATACCCACTGTAATTGTATCTTTGAATCTTTTTTCTATTAAATACCTTGTACTCATAATATCACAACATTTCTATACCTATTTAATATATTAATTGTTCTTCTACTCCAGCCTGTACTTTCGTCTATGTCAGATTTAGTAGCACTTACTGATACCGATTGAATCTTCTCTTGAAGTATCTCTTTATAGCCTTGATTTTGGTAATTATATTCTCGTGCTATTTCTGTTAATGCTGCATTTTGAAGGTTGGAAGGTATAGTTGAGTAACCACCTGTATAATCCACAACTATATTGATTGTTCTAAAATCAACATCACGCGTATATTCCAAAGGATTATTTACATAACCTGTAGAAAACCACCCACATTGTCTACCAACTTTCCCTGTATACCCTTCTCGCCCCATATTGTCTGGTATAAGATAATATCCACCGTACTCATCGTTAGCCTTTGTTTCCAGTTCTATGTCGTTCAAAGTTATCTTAGATATAGCTGTTATGGGTCTTTGTGGTAATGTTATTTCTTGCCTATCCGTACCTTTTAGCTCATAGCCTGTTATTGTTAGTTCTCTAAATATCCTGCCACAATAACTTTCAAAGTCATCTGACATTGAATTGATAAGCATTTCTAAATTAGCATCTTCTGTTATACCAGTTATGCCCAACCTATCTTTTACCTGTTGTAATGTTACAAGTGCATTATCTTGTAGTGCCATATTT